GAGCCGGTACCGGATGGTATCGGTGGTGAGCCGCTGGGTGCTGAGCTGCCCGTATACTGCAATAGGCAGCAAAAAAAGCAGTATGGATAATAGTCTTTTCATCGCTTGATCATTGCATCGTAATTGAAGGTTACAGCCTCCGGAAAATTGATTTTAAAGCCCGATATCGTAAGATCATACGGGACGGCATGCCAGACGTCGTCCGAGGCGGTTACTCCGGTTAAAGCGGCCTGAGAAAAGGCATACTCATCACCCGTAAGAAAGGGCTCATCAAACTCGATCGGTTGCTCTCCGGAGGCCACAGATACCACACCACGGCGGTACTCGCAAAGTGGCAGGGTGCCCCCCTTGATCAGCCGGCCGGTTGTAGGGTCATAGGTGACGCCCGACGTGCCCACAAAGTCTCCACCGGATTTCACCTGCAGCTCGTTATCGTTGCCTCCTGGCTGCGGAACCAGGCCGCCACCTGAGAACTGGCTGTCCGATGCCAGACCACGGGACTTGAGGGTAAGGTCGCCGGAACCGGATCCGCTGGTCTCGGCTTTAATCTCCTCAAACACACCGTCGACGGTGTTATCGTACAGATCGATCGTAACGTCATCCAGGAGAAATATCGTATTGCTGATCTCGTTGAATTTGATGGTATTGTGAAACCACAAGGTACCCAGCAGCGCCCCTCGAAAGCGTTTATTGGAGCTGGAGTACTGCCACCACCAGGAGTCGGCAATATGTCCCCATGCGGAAGTACTAGCCACCAGCGGGATGGGATCCACACTCCCGGCCAGCGCCTTTTTAACCCATAACCTGGATCCAAATAGCCCTACTTTAATAAAACCATTATAGAACTGGATCAGACTGTCATCGCCCAAACCGTCGCTGAACCGGATCTTCTCAGCATCCGGGATAAAGTTGGTGTCATCCGTAAGAAAGTCGGAAAAAACCTGACTTTTAATATGATCATCACCGGCCTCTGAGGCCAGACTGCCGGTGAGCTTTATGTCACGGAAATAAAACCAGCCGTTGGTACTGGCCAGATCGGCCCGGTACGGGGCATAGATCCGGATCCAGAGCCGGCCGTTAAATGGAATATTTTTTATGGTAATCGACTGCTCAACCAGCTCCTCGATGCTTTTTACCTTTGGGAAATTCACCCCTTTAATGTCGTTCTCTCCGCCCCAGTCCTCGATATCATCAAAATAGTAATTGGTAAACGTCTCGGTTTCGTCGACAATAAAGATCCGGATCTTACAGTACAGCGGAAGCAGCACGTTTTCAATGCGGCCGGTCTTTATGGTCAGGTGAAGCTCGTGATCCATGGTAACATCAATGGGATCTGCATTGATATAAAGCGATGTATCGAGCGATTCCCGGCTATTGGTATAAGCAGCCATCACGTTGCCCGATGTGCCGTGTATGCGGCTCCAGATAGCCCCAGCGTTGGTCCAGCCGGTTATCACGGTATCGGAAACAAAAGCCGAGTCCGGAAGGTCAAAGGAAGGGATCAGCGACGGCTTCAGCCCGTAGTCCACCTCCAGATCCCGCTGACGCCAGCCGGTTGCATATTCCAGGGATCCTCCAGGGAGCACTATTAAAGCTGTATCATCATCTACCTCTACCTGAGGAGCCAGCGTGTGATCAGATACATACACGCCGGCCGCTGAAAACTTGCGGTAATCAATGGCCACATCGGCCAGTTCCGGCACGCGCTCAACCCACCATTCTCCGCCCGACTGCAAAAGCCTGCACTGCAGAGGACCCAGCACATCCCGGAGCACGGTCAGACAGTCCGCAGCCGTGAGATCCTCGTTGATCCACCGGTCCTGGTTCACCGATGCCTGGTAGAGCGGATCATCGGCGTCGGTCATATTCATGGTGCTTTCAAACAGGTTGCACGCGACATTGATATTCAGGTTAAGACCCGTTTTTGAGGTGGTAGTTTTGCTCAGGATATTGGCCAAAATTGCGAGGATCGATGCGTAACCGGTTGGGCTAACTGCCGGGGATCCAAAGGAGTAAGGTTTTGTGTCGAGCAACCCCAGCTGGTCCGATGCCACAATGTTAATGAGGCCGCCGTATTCGAAGTCTTCCTGATATTGATTTACCAGGACAAATCCGGTGAATTTGACCAGGCTGTTAAGCTTTACGATCACCATAAACTCCCGGTCATCGTTGGTATACAAAAAGGAAAAATTGTCGCCTTCCTGCACAGCGATCGCGATGGTGATCTCCGATCCTTTTACGATCGCATATTTGTCTCCGGATCCTCCCAGTCGGTACGGCATCCGTTCTCCGCCCAGAAGCATTTCCGTAGCCGCGCCCCCGTACAGGTTCTGCCAGATTTCAACCTCTCCCTGCAGATTGGTATCGCCCTGACGAAAGGTGCCATATATGCGTTTCCCGTACGCCATTATCCGCGTCCTCCTGTCCTGCGCTGGAACGCATTCTCTTCCATAATCTTGTAATTAAAGTCACGGCCGCGGCCTTCGAGCGTTCCATAGACCCGGATCGCTGCCGGCTGCATGCGGGGAACCAGCATGTTTTGCAGCTTATTCAGAGGGGCAATCACTTCCGGGTTAGCCTGCGCGTTGGGATAATCCCCAACCACCACCGAAGACAACCCCGATGCCATGCCTCCGGAGGCCATTTTTGGCATCGCCTTAAAGCTGGCGAACAATCCCATCACACTGGCCACTGCAGCAATCATAGCTGCTATATTGGCCGGGAAAGGAAGTGCAGCTGCACTGGCCGCGGCACTCCCTGCAGCTTCACCCTGCTTAGCGGTGGTAACCGCCATCGATGAGGCAATCTGAGCATTGGCCAGAGCCGTTATCTGGGTAATAATCTGCGGGATCTGACTCAGCATATTCCCGGCAAATTCAAGCCAGGATCCGGCCGCTCCGCCAATCGCATCCCCGATCGAGGAAAATGCACCCGATATGGAGGACGCACTGGAGGCCACCGCCTCGGTATACTGATTGTGCTTATTGATCAGCATCTCCATGGCCATCACGTTCAGATCGATCTGTGTGCTGGAATCAGAAAGTTTTTTAACCACCGGATCTCCCTGGATGGAGCCGGGTGTTTTTGAGCTGATTTTTGCGATCCCGGCCGGGCGAACCAGTCCGAGCTGGCCCAGCGACATGGTCGACTGCACCCCTTTGGCATAGGCTTCGCCAACGGCTTTTCCGGCCGCCTCAGCCGTAGCTCCGTCAAGTGAAATCAGCCCGATTTTCTTGCGCGGAGTGAGGGTATTTTCTATGGCTTTTGAGTAGTTCTCGGCAATCTTCCGGCCGGATTCGGCGATATTGTTTCCCGAGTCACTGAAAGCCGATTTTAATGCGTCCTTAATGCCCTGTAAATCGAACGTGAAGACTGCCTTTATTAGTTTTCCTACGTTTTTGAGCGCGTCAAAAAACTGATTTACAAACAATTTTCCAACCTCGAAAACGGTCTTGATATTCGCTCCGGCCAGCTGAATAGCCCCTCTTAGCAGCATCGACTCATTATACAAGTCGATGAAATAATTTACCAGGCTAACCAGACCCCGGATCCCGTCGCTAACCAGATTTAAGAGCGTTGTTTTTACCTTGGTGATCAGCGAAGAGGTGCCACCAAAAACGCTGGCCCCGATCGTGTGAAACTTCTCCTGGGCATTGGCCCAATTATACTGCGCCTTGGTAGCCTCAGTCATGCTATCCATAATGCCACTGATACCCATATCCATAGTACCCAGCATTTTAATATACTCAAGCCCGGCATCCTCACCCGGACCTCCGAATATGTCAGCGATGGCAGTACCCACCTTTGCGGTTGACTCAGGGAATTCGTTGAGCTTACGGGCCACCTGCTGCATGGCCTCCATGATGGTAATATTCCCCTGAGCGAGATCCTGCTGCATCTTTGTACTATCGATCCCGATGCCCCTGAGGGCGTCCTGCGTGGTAGAGGTCATCTCCCGGATCCGGAGCATGCCTTCTTTGATCACATCCGCGCCCTTATCGTCATAGATCCCCATGCTACCGGCATTGGACATGATCGCCACCATGTTTTCGGCTTCCAGTCCGGCCGCCTTAAACTGGGTGGAATATTCCTTGATTTGCTGCAGGAAGTCGCCGTTTACGTTGGCGCTCGATGCCAGGCCCTTTTTCACCAGCTCGATGGAGTCGGTCATCTCCATACCAAACTGCTTACTCAGGGCATTTGCGGCAACCAGAACCTCGTTAACGTCCTGGTCAAATGTCTTACTGATCGCCTGGGCGGCTCCGGTGGTTTTGTTAAGTGCTGCACCCTGCAGGCCGGTTAACGACTCCACATTGTCCCTGAGGCTCGAAATCTGGGTGGCATAATCGAATACGGCCTTACCTGCAGCGGCAACGGCAGCCACCGAGAACAAAGCACCAGCGGCCACAGCGGCACCTTTTAGAGTGCCCTGTAAGCCGCTGGTTTTACCTTCAACATCCTTGGTGTCGCCGGTGAACTTAAGTATGTATTCGAATGTTTTGCTCACGTTAACCCCCGAATTTCTTGATAGTAGCTCGAAACTTTTCTTCCGTTGATATTGAGGCTTCAATCGCCTCTTTCTCCCATGGAAACTCGATCAGATCGCGTACACTCATCTCCTTTTTATCGGGCGGGCAGAGCGTTCGCCACACCTGCCACCGGGCCGTTTCCCAGGTTACCCGGTACATTTCCTCCCGTCGGTCAACCTCTCCTTTGAGATAGTGTGCATGCAGATCGGCAAACTCGCCTGGCGTGAGAAGGAGGTAATCAGCCCGGCTCAGGTGCAGGTCGATCAGTGCGATCGACCTGCATTCTGCTAGTGTGAGCGCCCGGCCTTCGGCTTTTTTTCTTCGGTCTCCTCGGCCGGTACCGGGCTGATCGTTACAAATTTCTCCATCAGCTCAGGATCCGCCTTTATGAAAAATTCGTCGAAGGTGAACGGAAACTCAATACTCTCGCGGGCACAGGCTCCTTTCACCAGGCAATAAGCCGAATAACACACTTTTTTGATCTCAGTGTTCAGGTCCTCAGGAGCTCCCTCTTCATGCAGATGGAGCCCCATCATGGTGCGGTACATCGGATATTCCGTGCCACCCACCTCGATCATAACCTTTTTAATTGCCATACGTTAGGCTGATACGGTTGCAATGGTAGTAGCCCCGTCAACACTGATCTCAACCGAGTAGGTAGAGTTATTGTCGTGCGGATCGTCGCGCTGGAGGGATGAGATATACCCGGTGCCGGTCTCATACTTGTCGCCGGTCTGCTCTTTTACCTCGATATACGCGGTGTCAGCCGAGGGCCGTCCGGAGAGCTTCACCTGCACTGCAGTCATGTTGTCTCTCAGATCCTTCAGAGTAAAATAATCAGCCCCGTCGTAGGTTGCAATCCCGGAGGCCGAGATCACGGTAATGCCGTGCTTCCCGGGGCGAACGTTGGTGTGTTTTCCGGAGGTCCGGCTAGCGATCTCGCGCATGCTGGTCGGATGTTTGATGGAATGAGTGGTGCCGTGCGCAAACGGAGTCCAAACCGGAGACAAAACCGTCCCGGAGTTGTAGGAGAGAAGGATATCTCCCCCGTGAATAGTGCCTGTATTTGCTGCCATTTCTTTGGTATTTATGACGTTTTTGTTACTTAAAAGGGACCCCGTCAGTTGCCATCATGGGGTCCCTTCGGATCCACGGGTAGGGCTGAGCCCTTACTTAGTTTTCTGACTTTTGACGTTTGCAGGGAATACACCCCCGCCCGCCTTGTGGTTAGGCCAGATGAGGTTAAGTATTTTCATCAGCCAGGATATAATGCTGTCATCTTTTTGCGTTGGCGTAAGTCGCGCTATCAGTTCAAAAAATCCCAGCAATCCCAGTACGAGAGCCAACCAGTTCGCCTTTACGAGGTCCCAAAATGAGCCATCGGCGGTACCGGTACCGGTATCATCCGGAGTCACTTCATCGGTCTGAGTCACGCTAATAGCGTCATAAACCATGGCCGGAGCCGTGAGGTTGATGAACGCTGCAGGAGCACTCAGCATGCCGGCATCGGCATAGGTCACGGTTTGGGGTCCTGTGTCGCGGGCAGAAGATTGTGAGGGACCTACCATCACCAGGACGATCATCAGAAGTGCGAGAGAAAAAAATGTCTTGTTTTTCATGGAAATAAGATTTTTGAATACTAGTTGATTTACACTGATTTGTAGACGTTTTTTGCCGATACCCCGTTCGCCAGGAGAAACCTTGCCACATTGAAGGAAGGGCAGGCTTTTCCTGCATTCAGGTCGTTATGGCCTGCGATCTTAATTTTTGGGTACCGGAAGATCATATACTTGCAATAGGTCAATATGGCGTCTCGCTGGGCCGGTGTGCGGGTGTCAATCGGTGCACGGTTTTTCGAAGCTCCGCCCACATATACCACATGGCGGGCGATGGAATTCCATCCTGCAGCCCCGTTGGTTATCTCCCTTCATTGTCATTATCAAACTCAACCAGGTTCTCGATATGGCCGTCCAGGTGGATCATATCGGTATATCCCACCTGGTTCCAGCCCCGGCCCTGGGGAGGAGCGTCGGTGTGCCAGTGACGGATTTCGTCGCTGGTAACCTCGCGTTCCGGAGGGGTATCGGTGCAGTGAATAACGAGTAGCTGAAGTTCTTTTGACATGGCCTTTTACTTTATCAAAGGAGGCCCCGCCCCCCTTCCAGGGGCGGGACTTTCCAATGACTTTAACCTAACTCCTATTAACCAAATTCCAAGAAGAAAAAATCTAACTAACCACCTCGGCAATGGCGGCGGTACCGATACCATCGGCGCGGCAGATCTCGGCACCAAAACGCACGGATGCGTTGATCAGGGTGCCCATGTAATCGGCGCGGTCTGAGTTGATATACACCTTCGGGAAGGCCTCAGCGTGGCAGACCAGACCGGAATGCCAGAAGAGGTTGGCCGGACGGTCGGTGGCGGCGGTACCGATGGTACGGATCTTAGCTGCACTGGCGTTATACCAGGCACCGATATGACCTTTACCAAAGGCCGACCGAACCATAATGTTAAACCCGAGGATTTTGCCCAGAATGCCCTCTTCGAGCTTACTGGCCACACCGGTTTTATCGTAATCCACAAACTCCGCGATGCCCAGCAGGTCCTGGTAGGCATCCGGGGTGAGAAGGGCAAACAGTTCACCCGGAACCTCAAGAGCGTTGGCCTTCATCAGCAAAGCCTTAACCTTCAGCAGGTCGGTTTTGGTAACAGCCAGGCGGTTCCCGGTGAACCCGGTAACGTTGGTGGCGCGGGCAGAACCCGTAGAGCTTACGATGTTGGCAGAGCTGGAAGCCGGAAGCCACTGATAGGCTGCATAATGCCCTGCCTTTGCGGACAGGGTGGCGGCCTGCTGCTTTTGCTTAGCCGTGCGCTTGTCGTAATTCACGGTGATTTCGTTCTCATCCGTGATCAGCAGCGGAGAGCAATACAGCTGCTTCATGGTACCGGTTACCTTACTGTCCTCGCTCACTACCACCTTAAGGGGAAGCAGCGTGGGTTTTCCCTCGTTGGCATCGTCGATGTCGGAGAGATTCGGGATCTCGAACGTATCCGCGTCAGCTGCAATGCTGGTTTCGGACAGTGATTTTTTGTAAAAATCACTCTTTGGGAACAGCTGCTCCTGGAGCTGCTGTGAATAGCGTACATTTATCTGTTCAGCCATGATGGTCTTAATTAGTCGAGTTGAACTTCAGCGCCCATCTGCTTGAAGGTTGTGCCGTCATACATCAGGGAGATGGTTTTCGTTTTACCAGCCGCGCCGGTGGATACAGGAGCGGTACAACCGGTCCCAAAGGTCAGGGTCTCGGTCCCGTTGGACTTCGACTTCACAAGGATCATGGCACCGGCATTAACCTCGGAGCTGATCGTGAGATTCAGCGTGCGGTTATCCGTTGCCTGGGTAGTTACGCCATCGATAATGGTCAGTTCGTTGGCGATGGATACGGCCTGAGCCCCGGTTGCACTGAACGTTGCAGATCCAGCTGCACCAAAGGGCCACTTTACAGTTTCGCTCATTTTTTATGGTATTATCAGGTGTGACAATTATTTGGGTTCCTCGCCCCAGAATGCCTTAAAGCACTTGTTGTACTCAGCGGCGTTCGATGCCTTCCAGGCGGCGAGTGCCTGAGGGCCTTTTTTTTCCATTTCAGCGAAACGGTCAGAGTCGGTTTGCACCGGCGCCCCGCCGCCTTTAAAGGAAGCCAGTACCTCGGAGAGCCTTACCTGATCCGCGGCCGCCACAGCGGCTGGGCCTTCAGGCGCCTTAGCGTCAACCGGAAAAAGATCCAAGAGCTGCACGTCCGTTGCGGCCAGCTTCTTCATACTCGCTTCATTCTGATCGGTAACCGTCCCCAGGGAACGGCCCACGGCCAGCAGTTTACCCACCAGCAGATCCACCTTTGCGGGTGCAGCCTGCAGTTGTTCGATTGCCGCAACCACCGCAGCTTCGTCGGCGACCTCGGGCAGCTTAAGAGTTGAAATAACTTTTTTCATTTCGATATTGTCAGTATTAGTGTGCTCTTTTAGGATGGTGGCAACCAGGCGTTTGGGTGCCATGGCAGCCAGCTCCATCTTGCGGCCGGTCTCTACAATCCGGTCTACCAGCTTTGCCTCAAGGGCCTGCTCGGCATTGAACCAGGTGTCCTGCTTCATCATCTTACGGGCCTCCTCATCGGTAAGTCCCCGCTTGGTGAGCAGCTGCACCATGGAGTTGGTGAGGTTGGTTAACACCACCTTATCCTTTGCCGATAATGTGGTCACCTTCTCATCCTTGTCATCTACAAAATAGGGGCTGTGGATCATCAGGAGGGCAAAGTCATTCATCAGCACCTCATCGGCTCCGGCAACCACCACGGCCGCCATGGAAGCAGCCACCCCGTCGATATGAACCACAATACGCGCCGGACTGGCCAGCATCACCGCCAAAATCCCGAAACCATCGGTTACCAGGCCGCCGTCTGAGTTCACCCGGATGCAGACTTCCTCATAATTCTTGGTGAGGTAGGATAATTCCTGAGCGAAATAGGATCCGTTGATCTCCTGGCCGATAAGACCGTAAAGCAACATTTCCGCCTTGCGCTTTTCCTGAGATACTATTTTGGAAAATTTCAGGTCCATCAGAGGGCAATCATTTTTTGCAGTGTTTGTTTTTCTGAAAAAGTTGTTTCAAATTTGCAAGGTCAAAACCACGTAACCAATTAATATTGATTCCCTTGCAAGGTATGTTGATATCCTTGCTTAAGTCCTTTATTATTGCCCGGTGATTATGGAAGTTTGAGTAAAATTTACCGGATGATCTCAAAAAAGGAAGCTGCCCTCATCCTCTATCGCGAAGGAATGAAAGGCACGGAAATCGCCTCGATCTTAAAGGTTTCCGAAAAATCGATCTCCACATGGAAAACCGATGGAGAATGGGATAAAAAGCGGGTACACTTCGAGATGAACCAGCAAACGGCTGCAGATAAGGTATGGATCCTGATCCAGTACCAGCTGGACCGTCTTACCCGCCTTACCGAGCTGTATCAAAAGCAGGAGGAGAAGGAACCGGAGAAAATACAGCTGATCTCCAAAGGGGATATCGACGCCCTGCAGAAGCTTTTCACCACCATCCGCAAAAAGGAAACCGAATGGAGCGACCTGGTTCGCATCCTCCGGGATTACGTAGGCTGGCTCCGGATCGAAGATGCCGAACTGGCAAAGCTGAACCTCGATCCCATTGAAAAGTACCTGAACGAGCAGCGGAGGAACGCCTGATGCGTCGTAAGGAACTCTCTCCCCAGGAGCGAAGGGAATGGCAGGAATGGCTGATCGAAAAACGGGCCATTATCAACGCCAAACCAATTGAAAACGAAACCGCTCAGGAGGCAGATTTACGCATCCTGACCCTGCTGAAGGATCCCGTAAAATTTGGCCATTACTATTTCCCTCACCTGGTATCTGCAGAGTTCGGCTGGTTTCATAAAAAATCGATGAACCATTGCCTCGATCATCCCGACTGCATGATCGGTGCGGAGTGGCCCCGCGAGCATGCCAAATCCATTATCTGGGATGTGATCATGCCCCTGATGCTGAAGGCCCGGAAGGAACTCACCGGCATGATGATCGCCAGCTCAAACGAGGATAAGGCCCAGGGACTGCTGGGTGATATCCAGGCGGAACTGATGCTCAACGAGCGGTTTATCCGCGACTACGGACAGCAGCACACCATCGGCGAATGGAAAAACGGATACTTTGTTACCTCAGACGGCATCGGGTTCTGGGCTTTTGGCCGCGGACAGTCGCCCCGCGGCACCCGTAAGGCCGCCAACCGGCCCAATTACGGGGTTATTGATGATATCGATGATGCCGTAATCGTTCGGTCCATGGAGCGGGTTTTAGCGTCGGTAGACTGGGTGCTGGGCGACTTTTACGGAGCGATGCCCAACAAGGCCTCCCGCCTGATCTTTGCCGGCAACCGGATACACAAATACTCGATCCTTGCTCACCTGGTGGGCGACGTGAACCCCGATGATCCGATCCGGCCGGAGCTCTACCACAGCAAAATATATGCCCTGGAGAACCCGCGGACCCATAAAAAGGACCTCTCAGAAACCGGCGTCCCTGCCTGGAAAGAGAACTACACCCGGGAGGTGATCCTGAAAAAGATGGCCAAACAAGGCAGCCGTATTGCCCTCAGGGAATTCTTCCATGAGCACGTGGTTGTGGGCCGGATCTTTAAGGATACCGATCTTCCATGGGTGCAGGTGCTTGACTTTGGACAGTATGACCAGCTGATCAGCTACTGCGACCCGAGCTATAAGGACACGAAGTTCTCCGATGGAAAAGCCATCGTTCTGATCGGCAGAAAAGGACGTTATTACGATATTATTAAGGCCTTTAACCGGCAGTGCAATACCGGCACCATGGTACGGGGCCACTACAATATTGCCTCGCTGGTCCCCGACCGGCTCCTTTGCCGGCATTATATGGAGACCGGATTTATACAGGATCTTATGCTGGAGGAATACTACCAGGAAGGGGATCGGAGAGGCGCTTACTTAAGGATCCGGGGCGACGACCGGAAAAAGCCTGATAAAACAGCCCGTATTGAAAACCTGAGCCCACTCACTGAGCAGCGGTACCTACGCTTTAACCAGGCCGAAAAACACGACCCCGATATGCAGCTGCTCCGCGATCAGTTTCTGGGGTTCCCCGACCTGGAACATGACGACGGTCCGGATGCCGTGGAAGGCGGGATCTGGAAGATGACCAAATCCCTTAAACACGGGAAATCGGACAGCAAAGCGATCGCGTCCGGCGCATTTAAACGCAGTAACGACAGGAGGTGCTAAATGATATTTCTATCTGCAGACGATTTTAAAGGGGCGCTGGCCACGGGCCTGCTCACCCAGCTCCGCGGAACAGCGGATGCTAACCTTGCCGCAGCCGAACTAAACGCCATCAGCGAGCTCGATCCCCTCAAGGAGCGGTATGATATAGACGCTGAGCTCGCCAAAACCACCACTGGAAGGAATAAGGTCCTCATCCGGATCCTGGTGAGCCTCACGGCCTACTGGCTCTTTAACACGGTTCCCGATGACGAGATCCCGCAGCGGATTACAGATAACTATAAATCCGCCATCCGGGATATCGAACTCTTTGCCCAGGGCAAAAAAGCAACCACCCTGGATGCCCTTACCGACGAGGACGGAGAAGTGATCACCCGGTTTGAATATGGCTTCGATACCAAGCGAAGCAATAATCCATTCTTCTCCTAGCCCCGCCAGACCGTTTAAATATAGTTTAAGTAAAAGATCCAGACCATGAACGAGAAAAAACATATACTTGCCCGTCTTTTCGAAGGGAACTCAAAAAAGGGCCTTAAAACGGCTTTTTCGGCTACAGAGACAAAAGCATCAAAAAACCGCCGTTTAACCGATGAAATCACCAAGCGGCCAAACGACCGGATCCTGATGGAGATGGGAACCCTCCGGCTCGCTTTGGAAAGCGCAAAGGACACGTTTAACCCGAACCGGTACGATCTGATGCGGATGTACGACAACGCCATCACCGACAGCGAGGTACGCAGCCAGAGCCGCACCGCCATCAATAAAATGGTAGCCGAGCCGTTTATCATATCCCGTAACGGAGTGGATGATCCGGCCCTTACGGAATACCTGCACCGTCCCTGGTTTGAAAAGCTGCTTAAGTTTGTGTTCTGGAGCGAGATGTACGGGTATACCCTCGTGGAATTCGGCCGCATGGATACCACCCGGGAGTTTAAGGATTGCAGCGTATTCCCGCGGGCTTATATCCGGCCCGACCGGAAAGAAGTCCTTACCGATCCGTTCCTGCAAAGCGGGATCCCGGTGGGTGACCTGATGAAACCACTGGGCCTTGTAGAGATCGGCGACCCCTCCGATCTGGGCACCCTGGAAACAATCACCAGGGAAGTAATCTGGAAAAACTTCTCACGTTCCGACTGGGCCACCTACAGTGAAAAGTTTGGCAATCCGCTGATTACCATGACCACGGATGCAGAAGGTGACGACCTGAGAAAAAGAATACTGATGCTCCAGAACTTTGCCTCATCCGGATGGGCGATCGGTGACAAAGACTCCGATACCATCGAACTGAAGGAACCGGCCAGCCGTGGCGGGGCACACCTGCTATTCTCGGAAAACATTCTGGTGGCCGACAAGGCCATCGGCAAGATGATCAACGGCCAGACCGGCACCTCTAACAACGAAGCCTGGGCCGGAACTGCCGGCGTACACGAACGGATCATGGATGACTATCATGATTCCCGCCTCAGGGTAACTACTAACCTGGTGAATTATGAGCTGATCCCATTCCTGGTATACTGGGGATACCCGCTGGATGGCGCTACGTTCCGGTTTACGGCACTTGATCCCAAAGATGAGATCGAGGCCCTGCCGGATCCCGATAAGCCGGTGGCCCGCGAAAAGAGTCTCAAACGGATCG